CGGTAGTTCTACCTTTGCAGTAATAGCCATACCTTTAAGCAGGAAATCCATCATCTGAGTTGCATCGCTCGGGTAGATAATATTCAATATCTGCAATAGTCCATCTTCGCTTGCTACAACAGTATTGCACTGATAAGGATAGAACCGTAAAAGGAATCTTATCCACGCTGCTTTTGAAAGTGTACCAGAAGTTGCCGTAGAATCAAGGTCAGTTTTCGCTTTCAACACAGTAGCAGCAGTATCTGAATTACCGTCTCCGTTCTGAATAATGTCGAGGACGTCTACAACCTCATCCTGTGCTGCTTGTTCTCCAATTCTTCTTATATGAACAGCGAGGAGGTCAATTCTCATCCTTCTAATCACTTCATATGAAGCCTCAATAGCACGACCATACTTCCATATTTTTATAGCATTCTCTCTGGTTTTAAGCCTCGATTTTGGCAATTCTGACGCTTCGGTGACTCTTACCTTTTTAGCAGCCTTTTTGTTTGCGTCGCTGTCATCACAATAAATGTTCCTATATGCATTACTGTCAATAGTAGTAGTTGTTGCCAGTAAATATTGCAGGATACTCATTTGTGTGAGTGACTCTCTTAATTGCGTTGCAATAAATTCAGGGAAAAGTACCTTACTTTCATCAGTCCTGTAAAAAGCTTCAACCTTTGAAGCAATTATCCCTTTTTCTGGAATAGACTGCGTTACTATGCCATATTCTTTCAATTGATTTTCGAAAGCTGTTAGTTTGCTACCTTCAGGTGCTGGAGCGAGTTGTTCAAGCAACTGTGAAAGAGTCATTTCATTTTCGCTCGCCTGATTGTATAAATCTCTTGTTAACACAAATTTTGACATCAATATTCACATCCTTTCTTAAAATTAAAATTTAATGTATCATCCAATTTGTTGGGTGATTTTGTTACTTGCCCTGTTTATCCCTTACATTCGGCAGGGCATCCGCCTATGAACTTCTGGCTTTCGCCAAGGTTAGGGAGCCACCTGCTACTTATCCAATGAATACCATTACAGTGTTATCAGTGCTATCAGCTGACATTGCATAAGCTGATCCAACGTTGCCTGAAGCAACTGCACTTACTAAACCGCTGCCATTAACACATAAAAACTTGCCTGCCGTAGCCAAGCTGCCTGAAACTCCATAAGCAGTCCTAAACCCCTTATATTGTACAGTCATATATCCGTCATCTTCGTATTTATTAATTATGCCTCTTAACGGATCGCCAGCACTACCATATCCCATTTGTCCATTACCTGTTACAGTTACGGCTTTGCCTTCGACGGCAGTCACTCCGCTTACCAGTGCTACAGAACTTACACTTCCATTTGCCTGAACGGTGACATATGCAGCACCTATACCTTCAAAATCAATACCACGTGTTGACATATCATTCAACTCCTTTCTAATTTTTGAAATTAAACATTAAATTATACTTTTTATTTCACTTTAAAAGCATCGTCAGGAATTGTTGACGCTATCTTCTGCTGGTCTAATCCTGCAGCAGGATCAGTTTGCCTACCTGACGGTATTGCGGCCTTAGCTTGTGCCTCCCATGTCTTTTTAATGTCTATTACTGATTGTGTAGACATATTCGCAAACATATCTTTCCATGTATCAACTGGAAAATCGTTGCCCATTGCTCTTATACCCCACGAAACTGCATCTTCAATCGTTTGTTTATGATAATCAATGCCTTCTTTCGCAAAACGTAAGACTTCGTCTGGAGTATATTCTTTCCCAAGTTTTTCTATTACTTGGTCTGTCGTCATAAATATTATTGTCTGTTCAACTGTCTGTTCAACTGTCTGATTTTCATCCATTGGGCTTTCACCACCTTTCGCAACTAATATATTATTATTTGAAAAAGCGTATATCTTTTTACGTTCTGTATTTTTAGCAAACAACAGAACACCGCCTTTATTACTATACGTTCCATATAACCTTGAATTCAATGGAATCTGTTTAAAATCTTCAGATACATTTGTAAACACGCTATAATCGTTTTCAAAATAATCATTAATTACGCTGAGATTTGACCCAGCCTCAGGATATGCTCCGTCAAAAACAGCAGATTCTTCCATTAAATAACCAGGCGGGCTTGCTATCACATAGCACATTTTTGTATTACCCGTATCATCATTTGCGTATTCCGCTCCAGGTATATGTTTGCATTTTGAATAATCACGTATATCATGTCCGCATATAGAACATAAAAATTTATCTGCACCCCAACCTATTGATGTATCAAATAGTACCCCAGTTTCAATATCTGATATTATTGCGTCAGTGCTTATACCATCTTTCGATTGTCCTCGAACAATATAAGCAGATCCATTTAATGACACCGTTTCGCCATCGACAATATTATCGTTACTTAACCAACCCTCGAATACTCTGCCATATGGTAAAGCAGGCTTCGGTCTACTTAAACCAGCCCATGGATGATCGAGCATGAATGCTACACCATTATTTGCATCAATAGCAAATTTTTCCAATAATTGTTTTGATAATTGAATACAACGGTTTGGTATAACCATATCGCCAGCCATTTTGTGTGTATAAATAAAAACTTCGTCTTTTGTCAGAGTCCTTTTTGATATACGGTTTATTTTTGCAATTTGTTCAATATTAGGTTCGCCAAATTTATAAACTAACTCACTATCAAAAGCTTTACTATCTCCTTCTTCGTTGCCCTGAAATCTTGCCATTTGGCGTTCAGCTACTTGTCTTACAGCAGATTTGTCATTTTCTGGTATATTACTGTTTTCAATTCTTGCAAGTGCATTTTGGACAGCATTATGCACTACATGAGGTTCATCGTTCTCAATTCGACAATAAGGGAATTTTAATTGTCCAAAATTATCCAATTCTCCCGTTTCATGCCAAAAGTAAACTTTTTTAAGCTTACCCCAATCAATTTTATCTTTGTCACCACTTCCATCGCTGGATGCCCATTTCCTCAGCCCTGGTTCTGCCGCACTTGCATCCCAGCTTCTATTTGGAGATAATGGAAAATCATGGTAAGGTTCTGCTGGCATTATAAATCACCGTCCTTTAATTTACATTTTTCGAGTACCATTTCTGGGTATCTTATATTTATATATTCATATTGTTGCATAATATGGCATTTTTTGCAATATAATTTGCATACATCATCATACAAATGTCCACATGATGGATAAGCCTCGATTGCCATATTTGGAAACATTTTACACTCTCCACGTATATTAATTGTTTCTCTCATTTTTATCTCTCCTGAATAAATCAATAACTTTTTTTGTCATATCGCCTTGTTCACTTTTAGACTGTTTAGTTGTGTTATTTACAATGTCGTTAGAAACGCTTCCAAAACTTAACCGTGCTGTGTCAAGAGGCGGTTCACCAGTAGCATTTTCAACCCCCATAATTTCTCTTGCAGCCGTATCGTTATCAATCCATCCCATCAATACAGCTATAGCATAAAACTTCTGTTTTAGCAAGTTGACTTCTGTACGTTGTTCCTCAGAGTTCCAATCAATAGTATTATGTTTAAACACAGGTATCGCTTGAACACCATTAACTCTGCACCATAACCTTGCGATTTCTTCTATGAGCCTTTTACTACCTCGCTGGCAAGACGCAATACCTGAACAAAAGATACGAAATTGGACTGTACCCCAAGATTCTGTTACACCCTGATTCCTGTTCATAAATACAGCCATTTGTTTTGTGCCTGATAACGTCTGGACATCAAGTAATTCATTCACCGCTCTTACATCAAGGCTTCTCGCAGCATTTGCCCCTGAATTCATATTGACCCTTACATTGTTGAAATGTATATAATCGTCATCGGGATTAAGATTTTGGAATAGTTTTTCTATCCAAGCCCATTCATCTTCCAAGTATTGTCTTAATTTTTCAGGATTGTTTTTTATATGTGAAGGTACTATTGTTAAAATTTTGTCTAAATCAATTTCTATATCATTTCGAGGATACCCTTGATGGTGTAAAACTGCTTGCATATCTTGAAGTATTTGCATTTGAAAGTCGATTGCTTGTAAAACTGGCGATAATATCAACGTACCGCATGGATTACCAATATCTGGATCGGTTGGTATCCAAAAAAAGTTTGCATTTTGCGGATCAAGATAAACTTTCTTGCCCATCTGCCATTGAAACGGTTTCCATTTTTTATGACCATTAACATCGCCTATCTCCCAGTTTATCGTTTGAGGCTTTACAGCATATACATCATAAATATCCGATCTATCATCCGTAACTTCTGCTTCGGCAGCCATGCCTCCTAACATAAACGAACTCAGATGGAGCTGATCTATTAAACCATCAAGCCCTGAATTGCTTATTTCGTTTATTCTTGCTGCAAATTCTCTCCATTTATCCTCCAAATAAACAATTCTTGATTTTGATTTCCCCGTACTATAAAAGTGCATTTCGTTCCCTTGATTCGCAAGCCTTACGAAGTTCCATACGGCCATTGAAACATCTGGATTTACTTTTTTAAGAAATTCAATTGCATTAGCTTCGTCACGAATTCCACGCAAAGTATCAAGTACATTTGCTGTTCTCGAATTGTATGGAGACAATGTGGTAATATACCCATTGCCGACCATAGTATGTCTGCCTGTTGGTATACTTTGAGGTTCATCTTTTGATCTTGCAAAAATTTTATTCCAAATTCCCATTTATACACCTCATTTGCTAACTTTTTCCAATTCTTCAATTAACTGTGCTTTAGCTAAATTAACCAACCTTTGATCCTTTTCTATTAAGTCTACCAAAAACTTTATATCATCGTCATTAATATCTATTTCTCCGTTATTTGTAAGGTTAACCGCCCACGTTATCATTTTTGCAGGTTTTCCTACCGTTGATGTTGCAAGTAAATTTGCGAGAATATCACTGAGTTTATCCTGCAATGGTTCGCCTTTTAGATTAATTATATTCTTGTCAAGATTAAGTTTCAATTTAATTGTCATCCCCATTCTTTACCAATACCATACGAAAGCAATAAAGCTGATTATACCAATTTATTGCATTTTGTGGGATTGTAGTGTCTTTCGCCCCTGCCAATTTAAATCCATTTTTATTGGCAATCTCTTCCATAGTATCAATGTTTGTGTCTGGGTAGTCGAGTGTAAGAATAAGTTTTCCGTCGTTTTTTAACACACGCTTAAATTCTTTTATAGCTTTCCATTTATTGTCATCTGATAAATGCTCTAATACTGATATACAAAAAACCGTATCAAATTTGCCATTCGTATATGGTAATTTTCTAATATCGCCCTGTTTTAAACGTACGCCTTTGTATAATTCGTTGTCTATAAAATATTTTGCTGCTTCATCTCCAAAATGCAACCGTATTTCATTCTTCATAACGTCGCAATCATTTATACGGTTATCCTCATCAATAGCATATACTGTTTTACAATAATTTGTCAAATAAAATTTAAACGGATGCTGAATACCACAAGCAGCATCTAATACAATATCCGTTTTTTTACAAAAATCAGCAGCCCATGCGTACTCATATGGGCGACTCCACCAATGTGGAGGAAGATCAAAAACAACAGTAGTCATTTTTTTATCGTCATAAGTAAAAAATCTTGAAGTTAATATATCATTATCCATTTAGCGTCTCCTAAATATATATAGATTTATTTTTTAACAATCAATTTATATACAGCTTGTTCATTGCCCATGTCTATTATATCATTAATTTCCAATTCTGCAAGTATTAACAAATGTTTCATTTGGCGAATCGTTGGAACAATTATATGATACCGACATTCAATCCAATCCTGCGATGGAATAAATATAATACCCTTACCTCCATTCCGAGTGGCTTTTTTCGCCTCACATAATGCTACGAGCGGAGCTATGGAATGTTCAAGTGAATCCCACATTATGAAAGCGTCAAAAGGCGGGTTATAGCGAGTATCATCATAATTTGTGTCTAAATCATGCATATCGCATTTCAGCACTAATCTATTAAGGCGTTTGGCTTCAGTCACTTCTTTATCCTGATAGGTAATTCCTAAAGCCGAATGGCCTTTTTTTGTTAACCAGTCAACAGTATTCCCAATACCGCACCCTATATCAATAATTTTGTGGCAGTCTGATATATATGGATAATTTTCTTTCCATCCAATAAGAGCATCAGTATCACGATTAGAAAATTCATCACGATCAGCCGACCAATATTTGGCAAACATTTCCAAGTTTCCTTTCATGATATATTTTTCAACTTTTGAATATTATTTAATACTTCCTGTTTCAATATTACCCAACGATCTTCCCACGTATTCATTTTAGCGTATTCTTTCCCTTTTTCGTTCGGATATTTATTGATTGCTTCTTCAACGGCCTCTATCCACCCGTTTAAATCATCGTTTTCAACAACTTTTATCAAACCTAACTCTGATAAAGGGATAACTTCTGCTATGGGAGTTGACACTACAGGCCTTCCAGCTGCAAGATATTCCCATACTTTTATTGGGGCAGAGTATTTTAAATAATCAGTATCTGTTTTAAATGGTATAATACATACCATGCACTCAGAAATCAAATTAGGCAAGTTATCATACTTGATATGCCCAGCATCGTAAATATTTGGGTGGTTAAACTCAACTCCTTTATTTTGGCCAATCATTAATATTTTGTATTTTTCGGCTAAAGTATTAACAATGTTTTCATCAATCATTGTAGGATGTAATACACCCATATAACCAATAACTGGTTCGCCAATTTCTGGGGATGGATCACCAGCTTTTGAAAAATGTTCAAAATCACATGCATTCGGCAAGTAAATAACTTTTTTGCTTTTACTATCACCTAAAACACTTGTAACCTTGTCATATAACATTTTGGATGCACATAATACATAGTCTGCAATATCAATCAGATTATAATCATTGCCGTAGTGCCAATCGCAGCAGTCATATACTAATGTTTTGTATTTAATATGATTACACCTGTCCATTTGCATAGGACTTGTTATATATAATACATCGCACTCCTTAATACTTCCCCAGTCATTAACTATTGTCAAATATGACATTGCCTCATAAGTGCCCGCAGCTGAATCGTCACCAAAAAATACTCTATTTCTCTCACTTGCAGCTAATTTCAATAAATGATGTGGTCTCTGTTGCATTACATTCCATTCCAACCCAGGTGGATATGCAATTATTAGTTTTGACGTTTGCCATGGATTATTATCGTTCCATTTAACCAAAGTGGGATTAGGGTCTTTGATTGCTTCGTATACTTCTTTGGGATACATATCGCAATTTAAATCTTCGGATATACGCTTATTATACTTATCTATTCTGTCCTCAAATCTCATCCAACCAAGATGTTTTACACGAACGCTGCTATTTATCCCTGGCAACCGTAATACACTTTCAGGTATATTTCCACAATGACGATAACGTTCGGTTATCTTATAATCTATGTCTGATGCCCTAAACATTCTCGGTGCATAATTCCCAGCAGGCCATATATCATCGTCACGATAGTATTGTTCACTATCCCACATATCGAAAAAGCGGAATGCAACCCAGTGGGCATCTGTCTGTGACATAATATACGGCAATTGTTCGTTCATTTTATCTGCCTCGTAGATTTCATCCGAGTCTATAGCTATAAGCCAATCAGGATTTCGTTCAAGTGCATATGAAAGTAACTCTTGGCGTAATTCACTTTCATTTGCCCATGATTTTTTAGCACTATATACAAAAATTCTTTTATCTTTCGTTGCCAACTCAGTTAAATATTCAAGTGTACCGTCCGTAGAATGGTCATCCAATACCACTATTTCGTCACAAAACAATAGTGTATTATTGATTGTTTGTTCTAAATATCGTCCAACGTCATTATGAGATAACATCATAGCTACAAGTCTTTGATTCTTTGTTGATTTGTTGTTTGACATCGCTGATAAAGTTTCAGTTTCGTACGATACTGGGTATTGTTCCTCGGATGTTATCCCAAACTGAAGAAGTAAATCCTTCCATTTACGTCTCCATTTTCTTATATCGAAACATTCCACTGCTATTTCACGGCTGCGTTTGCCGAACTTTTCACGCAAAGCTTCGTTATTTGCGAGATAATCTATATATTCTGTCATATCTTCATGGTTAGGATCATATATAAACGCATTATAATTATCAATAACAGCATCACCAAGTCCACCTACAGGCGTTGTTATAATAGGAAGCCCACACGACATAGATTCCAGTAAACTGAGCGACAACCCTTCGCAAGCCATTGTAGGTATAACTGCTATATCCGCCTGTCGATATTGTTCTGGCATGTCAGCCATATCTTTTTGCACAAATTTTATATTTGGTGAGTTTTTATAATAATCAATCAAACTTTTTTCGGTTTCACTTTCGCTTGCCTGACCGATAAATATAAAATTATATTTCATATAACGTTTTATATTTTTATTTAAATAATCTAAAGCTTTCCCAGTATTTTCCTCTTTTAGTTTTTTGAACTCTGGTTCGTTTGATATTGCTCCAGTTGCAATATCCATGTAATGCTTATAAGCAAATATAAATTCATTACAGCCTCTTAACATTGTAAGCCTTCGAGGACAAATTATATTTAATCCTTCCCAATTTTTGTCAGTATTCGGTATAAATTCATTTGTATCAACAAAGTTATATATAATACGTATTCTTGATTCAGCACCTGGTGATATTGAACGCACAACTTTCTTCACGTTTGAATCGACAGATACACATACGTCAACATTCTCTATGCCATAAAAATGCCTTTTGAAATATTCTTTTCGGTCAGCCTCGCTACAAGTGTTGTAGATATAATACGGATAATCCCAATAAATACCATGATGTATTGATATTGCAGGTTTCAATGCATACGGGTACGCCAAAAATGGAGCAAAATATATACGCAAGTCCGCATATGACGACATTTCATTAAATGCCATATTTAAACTTACATTTACTCCGTATGCCCAATTATCGTTATTTGGTATGCAAATAACAGGCATACCTTTGTAATTTTTTACTATTTGTCCAGTTTTTGTTAACTTGTTTCCCGTAGTTAAAGGTTGGTAAACGTTAACATCATGCCCTTCTGAACGCAATAATTTCCATAATTCATATAGATAGCGTTCTGCTCCCCCAAATATAATTCTGTCTTTGCCGTTTATTTCTTTGACAGATTGATAAAAATAAGATGTTAGTATCGCAATTTTCATAAATACCTCCTAAATATTCCAAAATTTGTTTTTAATACCATTTGAATTATGCCTGAAGTATCCTTTGATTAGCCTCAAGGCAATAATCTTCGCTTATTTCAAAACCTATAAATTGTCTATTCGCTTTTCTACAACATATTGCAGTAGAACCGCTACCAATAAATGGATCGAGTACAATATCATTTTCCGCAGACAACAATTTGACTAAATCCATCCAACAATTTAGAGGTCTACGTGCAGGATGACTTGAATCGCCTGGCGGCTTTTCAATCCATACGTCCATAAATCCTACACAATTGCTATTATTTAATTTTCGAAATCCTCCTTTCGTAAAGTCTAAGATAGCTTCCCATGAATACGGCCATTGACCAGGATAACTGCCAGCTTTCCTTCCTGGATTATGCCATACACTTAAGTGTCTAAAAGTAAATCCTATATTTTCCATTAATGGCTTATATATCCAAATTTGTTTCTGAGCACATGTAAAAGTTATATGAGATTTTGGTTTCAACAGCCTGTATGTTTCTTCAAATACACTCCGAATCCATGCCCAAAACTGTTCTTCGTTCATGTTATCGTCATAATCATTATATCTCAGTCCTATGTTATAAGGCGGATCTGTCAAAACAAAGTCAATGCTTTCATTATCTAACAGTTTCATACCTTCCATACAATCCATGTTGTAAATTTTGTTTAATTCAAGCACCGTGTAACACCTCGCAATCTACGATCCGCAATACGCACATAATCTTGAACAATTTCAAAACCAATATAATTTCTGCCTAATTCTTTTGCAGCAGCAGCTGTTGTACCACTTCCCATAAACGGGTCTAAAACAAGGTCACCTTCCATACTTGAATTGATTATTAAATTCCGTATAATTACTAACGGTTTTACTGTCGGGTGTCTATAACGTCTCTTATCCTCAACATTTAGCGGTGTTACATAATATGTTTTCTTCGTTTCGTATTCACCGTATATTTTAACGCCTTTTTCTCGGAAGAACAATATAAATTCAGTATCATTTAAATATTTATTGCTACACGCTGGCACAGGGTTTGTTTTGTGCCATGTTAAAATATTATAATGGCAGCCTCTTTTAATAACAAAATAATCCAGT